TTTCTTTTGATAACAACATTGGACACGACTACTTAGAAAACTATCAAGAAAGATATGAGTACTATCACAGGAAGGAGGAGAAGGTTTCGTTTGATCTCGAATACCTTAACAAGATTACGAGCGGGGGCATATCTAATAAAACTCTTACTATCGCGCTTGCTGGTACTGGCGTCGGGAAGTCTTTATTCATGTGCCATGTTGCTAGCTCCGTGTTGCTCCAAGGGAAAAACGTTCTCTACATTACAATGGAGATGGCAGAAGAGAAAATTGCTGAACGAATTGACGCGAACTTATTAGATGTTGCTATTCAGAACATTGTAGATTTGCCTAAGTCAACGTTTGAGAACAAAGTAACTAAGTTGGCAGCAAAAACTCAAGGCACACTTATAATTAAGGAATACCCTACAGCATCTGCACATAGTGGACATTTTAAAGCACTTCTTAGTGAACTTGCACTTAAGAAGTCATTTAGACCTGATATTATTTTCATTGATTACCTTAATATATGTGCTTCCTCCCGTTATAAGTCAGGGATGTCTGTCAATTCATATAGCTATATTAAGTCTATTGCAGAGGAGCTTAGAGGGTTGGCTGGAGAAGCCGAGGTCCCTATCGTATCTGCCACCCAGACCACTCGTTCTGGTTACGGTAGCTCTGACGTTGACCTTACTGACACTTCTGAGTCCTTTGGTCTCCCTGCTACTGCTGATCTTATGTTTGCCCTTATTAGCACTGAGGAACTTGAGCAGATTGGACAGATAATGGTGAAACAATTGAAGAACAGATATAATGATACTGTAGTCAATAAGAGATTTGTGATTGGAATTGATCGTGCCAAGATGCGTCTTTATGATTGTGAACAGTCAGCACAAGAAAATATACTTGACTCTGGACAAGAAGAAGAGTATAATAACGAGGATAGACCGAAGAAATCATTTGAGGGATTTAAGTTTTCATGATTTATTACACAGTCTTCGATAGTGGTGGTAATAAAATTGCCGACTGTGGAACAGAACATTCTGCCAAGCGATTATCAGAATCTAGAAAAGGCACTTACAAAACTAATCGACTTGAATGGAAAGAAACGGTTACTATTCTACCCTTAGAGCAATCAGAACTTCCTACCAGAGATATTACTGTAAATATGGATGGTGGAGTTGGTGGTTCTTGGAATGTAGAAGAACCCGAATACATTGTAATTGAAGGACAAAAATTACAAATACAACAATCTGAACAACCTAAATTAGAATTATGAGTAAAGTAAACACTGACGCATATCTTGAGTTCGTTGATGCTGTTACATCAGAACAAAGCAAAGACTTTGAGGCACTAGTCTATCGTCTTCAAGAACTAGAAGGACAAGAGTTTCCTAGTGAGAGACTTCTTACTGCTGCTGTGGGAATGTCTGCTGAGGCAGGTGAGTTTACTGAGATCGTCAAGAAGATTATCTTCCAAGGCAAACCTGTCAATGATGAAAATCTGTTCCATCTCAAACGTGAACTTGGTGACATCATGTGGTATGTTGCACAGGCATGTATGGGTCTCAATATTTCTCTTGATGATATCATTGAGATGAATGTTGATAAACTCAAGTCACGATATCCTGGTGGTGAGTTTTCCGTAAAACATTCCGAAGTCCGAAAGGAAGGTGATGTCTAATGGACGGTGCAGTTCATGCATGGAATACTATGAGTTATGGAGAAGGACTTCTCTTTTCTCTCTGGTTATTGGGTATGTATTTTATTAAACTAAAAATGGATAAGAGGTTTGGACGATGAGTGAAGAAAAAAAAGTAACATTAGAACTATCTGTCTATCAGGCAGCAGCAGTTCGTCAGTCATTATTTACTGATACAAAAGGATATACTTATGATCCTACATGTTGTCCTCAACGTGTGATTGATATTCGCCAAGCAATTGTAAGTCTTGATGAACAAATCGAAGCATCACTTAAAGAAGATAATGAAAAAACTGATTGATAAGTATACTTCTCTCTTGGCAAAAATACCAGAGAGACATTACTGGCCCATCTTCGTGTTCCTGTCTCTATACTTCATCGTTCCGATGAGTGAGATTACAGTTACATTGGCAGCAATTCTTTACTTCAAATTTGAAAAAAAGATTTCTCCAGTGGTAGGTAAACTGACTAAGAGATTACCTGACTGGCTAAGATATGGTGGTAGTGTCATCTTTTTTCTTGTGATGATTGATGATACAATATTTTACTTTGCTCTGATTGCACTTGCATTCTGGAGTTCAAGGCAAATAAAAAAGTCCAAAGTTAAGAAGATAGAAGAATAATGTATACAATTCTCAACTATCTTATAGCATTCTGGACGGTAGTTGTGATGAATTGTATACAACCTGTGAACTGGAAATATTGTTATCGAATTGACCAATGGTTAGTTCCAGATATTCAAGAAGGATGGAAACATTATACTGGTGAGATAGTTCCATATCAAAAAGAGAAAGACTATCTCAAAGAATTATAACTCAATTGGTAGAGTGCCACCTTTGCACGGTGGAAGTTAGGGGTTTGAGTCCCCTTAACTCCATAAATATTTAAAAAAAATATAATGGGATCTTCTTCTCTTATTAATACTGAACTGTTGTCCTTAGTTTCGGAAGTAATCAATAATTTATCTACTGAATTGGGAATTTCATTCAGAGCACTTAAAGGTTTAGAATATGTTATTGAATGCGATGATGATAGAGTTGAAACTCAAAAAAAACTTGAAATAGATTTAGAAAATAACATATCAGGTATTTCTCTAAGTAGAGTAACCAAAAATGATAGCATTGAGCATACTGTTATTTCCGGATATGGAAAAACCCTCCGTATTGTATATAAACTTGCATCCGGTGGACAATCGGAAACCACTTTAAATTCTACTATTACAGAACTTTTTCCTGCTGTTGCTTGGGATCAAAATTTGAAAGCAACGTTGAGTGTAAGTGAATTTGCTAAACAAGTTACTTATGGAAATGCTAAAGTAAAAATAGGTCCAAAAACTCCATATAAAAACAAATCAGCTCACGATGCGGGAACAGATTTTATTAATAAATCTACAAATTCTAGCAAATTTGATGAAAAGGTTTCTGCTGCACTTGGAATTTATAAATGGTTAAAGTTTCAAGATAGGAGAAGAAAAATTGATGGAATCGTATGGGGATATAGGGATAATACTAAACCAACAGGAGTAAATTCAAACCACAAAGGAGATATTTTTATTATGTGGAAAGGAAATTCTAATCCTACAATTACCGGAGTGTCTATTAAAGCGGGTGGATTGGCAACAAAACCACCACAGTTTAATAGTTATATAAGAGCAACATTAAATTCTCCTGCCTTTGGAATGATTAAAGAATATGATAATCTTCAAAAAGAATCTTTTAAAGAAATTTATTCAAAAATTCCTGGAATGAATTTGAGTTATTCTCAATATGGAAAACCACAGATGACTCAAATTGTTGCAAGATTTGAAAGGTCAAATTCAAAAGTTTATAATGAATTATATGATTTGCAGTTGAATTGGTTAAGACAAACACTTGTTAATATCATTAATGATAATCAAGAAAAGTCAAAGAAATGGTTACTTGAAGAAGTATGTAAAGAGCAGCAAGATGTTCCTTTAGTTGTCATTCAATCTGCTGGTTCTAAACTTAAAAATGTGAAAGAAGTTTCTGATGAAGATATTATTAAAGAATGCGTATCTGTTGCAAAAAAAGTTAATGCTAGAGTGGGAACAGGAAAACAAAATTGGCATATCGATTTGACTTGTAATGAAAAAACCACAACCCTAAATTTTACGATTAGAACTAATGGACCAGGGATAAAACATAAATTGGGACAATACGTTAATCTTGCAGTTAAGTTTAATGGTATAAAGTAATGAACCCACAAGTTAAAGAATTATTACAATCCTTTGAAACGGACTCAAAGGCACCCAAAAGGAAGTATAATGACTTTCTAGCATACGTCTATGTGACCTTTGATAAAAAAATCTCATCAAGCAAGGCAGATAAGATTATAGATAAATATATAAAAATGAGGAATAGTGTCCTCAGTTACATTGTTACAAACGAAAAATCTATAATTAAACAACTGAACAAGTAATGAAGAGTTTCTTCCAATTTTTATTTGAGACTGCATCACAACAGGCCGCAAGATTGGGTCTGAAAGGTGATGGTCATGGTGGATGGTATGATAATAAGGGAGAGTTTGTTGCGAAGACAGAGAAAGGATCTCTAAAGTTTTATAATAAGAGACAGAGAGTAGGACAACAGGATCCTCCATCAACCGATAAAGAAAAGAAACTTTCACAAACAACATACGAAAAACAACCGGCACAAGAACCGACTCAACAAAAAGCAGCAGCACCAGAACAACCTGCCGCACAAGATGCTCCTGCACAAGAAGGACCACCACCAGTAGAAAAAACGAAGGGAACACTGACAGTTACATTTGGTCGTTTTAATCCACCAACAACAGGACACGAAAAATTATTAGATAAGGTTGCCGCAAGTTCTGATGAAGGTGATTATATTATTGTACCTTCACGCAGTCAGAATAAGAAAAAAAATCCATTAGATCCTGATACAAAGGTTTCAGTAATGAGACAGATGTATCCGACTCATAGTGAGAAGATTGTAAATGATCCTGCGAATAGAACAATTTTTGATGTTCTGAAGAAGGCACATAATGATGGATATACAAATGTAAGAATTGTTGGTGGTGGGGATAGAGTTCAGGAATTTGAGAGATTATCGAATGATTATAACGGAAAACTTTATGCCTTTGATAATGTAGAGGTTCTTTCTGCTGGAGATAGAGATCCTGATGCAGAAGGAACAGAAGGAATGTCTGCATCAAAGCAAAGAAAGGCAGCAGCAGAAGGAGATTTTGCAGCATTCCGTAAAGGTGTTCCTTCTACGATGAATAATAAGCAAACAAAAGACCTTTATAATACTCTTCGTGCTGCGATGCAAATCAAAGAAGGATGGAATATGTGGGAGATTGCTCCTAAGTTTGATTGGAAAAGTCTTCGTGAAAACTTTATCAAGAATAAAGTTTATGCCGTTGGTAGCATAGTAGAAAATCTTAATACAGGATTAGTTGGTAAGATTATTCGTCGTGGAACTAACTACCTGATTTGTGTCACCGAAGATAATATTATGTTTAAGTCTTGGATTAAAGATGTATCCGAATCAGTAACTAATAGTAATGCACCTTCTGGTGTTCCTGCCGATCAAAGACTTGTAGGAACTGATGCTCATAGAAAGTATGTGGAGAAAATGGTTCCCGGAAGTGAATGGGGCAAACAATTTATAAATAAATATAGAAAAAAGTAAGAGTTATTAGATTTTCCAATGAGTAACCATATTTTTGAAGAAGGACCTCGTAGAGGTCATGCTGCCGGAAATTCGAGTATTGAGCAACAAGCATCTCAACTCACTTCTGATATCAAATATAAGGCAAGACAAAAAATGAAAGGAACTTCGGGATCTAATATGAGTCCCGGACAAGTTCAGCAACTTTATAGGCAACTTCTTGGATCTTCTACTGCTCCTGGTGGAGTCAAGGCAATTGTGAAGAAGAAATTATTTAAAGAACAGATTGATACTGGTGTTGTTCCTGTATCTGAACATGTAAAAGACTCTTCGTCTTATGTTTATTCTAGAGTTTTTTCTGAGGCAGAAGAAAGAAAATTTGTAGTAAGAGTTACAGATAGAGAAACTGGTAACACATCATATAGAAAAGCAGATCGTGCTAAGATCTCAGAACTGAGAGCAAATAAGAATATTTCTTCTGTTGAGATTACTGGACGTAAAGAAGTTGATGATGCTTATAAGGGTGATCCAAAACCAAATTATGGTGGTAAGAAGGCAAAGAAAGATTATGATGGTGATGGTAAGATAGAATCTGGGACCGCAGAATATATGGGTTCTAGAGACAAAGCCATTAAAAAGTCGATGGCAAAAGAAGAGTATATTGATGAGGCACCTTATCAAGTAATGGGTTCTCCTGATGGAAAAAAAGAGAAAAAGATTGGTAAACCAGTAAAGAGTAGAAAGTATGCTGATTCAAGAGCAGCAGAACTTGCTGATACTCACAAGACAACTGGTGGTCAGTATCGTTCTAAGTATGTTGAAGAAGTCATCTATGAGAAAGATGATAATGGTGAGAAAAAACTTGATGTAATGAAGAAGGGGAAGAATAATGTAAAGATTAATCCAAGTCTTGGTGAGAGTATTCGTGCCGAACTTGATTTACTGAAGGCACAAAAAATTGCCGAACAGGATGCTTCTATGAAGCAGCAAGATGATGAAAAGAAGAAAGAGCAACTTGCCGCACAGCAGGGTAAGAAAGATAAGATGATGAAGATGAGAATTCTTCAGAATAAAATGAGAGCAGTTAGAGGTGGTGCAGAAATCGCAGCATCTCATAAATTGGAAGGTGATACTATTGTTGAAGGTGAAGGCATGATGCGTTATTGTCCAAAGTGTGATAAGGATGAGACGAGAGATGAGTGTAAGTATGGTGGAGAATACTGGGATGAAAACTCCAAACCTGCAAAGAATGAAGAAGATCCAAGATCAATGCCTACTAAAATTAATCTTGCCAAGAACAAGTTGAGAGCAATGGGTCTTAAGATGTCTTATGATATGGAAGGTGATATGGTTGAAGAAACCGAAGATTCACTGAAGGATCGACAATTAGAACGTGGTGGTATGGGTGCTAGAAGGAGACCCCAAAAACCAATTAGTAACACACCCAATACATTTGGTAAGAAGAAACCTGCAGGTGGTCCATCTGCACTTGAAAGAGTAAAGGCAAGCATCACTGCCAAGTATGGTCAGGGTGCTATTATGGATACTAAGAAAAAGTAATGCCTGCAGTATCACAAAAACAACAGAAGTTCTTTGGAATAGTTCGTGCCATTCAAAAAGGAGAAATGGCACCTACGACTCCTGAGACTGCGAAGGCAGCTGCTGATATGAACAACAGTGATGTAAAGGATTTTGCATCAACCAAACATAAAGGTCTTCCTGAGAAGAAAAAAGTTCAGGAAAAAATAGACTATGCCGATACTAAGCAAATGAAAAAATTTGCCGATGAAAAGAAAAAGTTTGCCAAGTCAGATCAAAGAATGAAGTTTGGTAAATTTTACGATAAGGCTAAAGAAGCAAAAGATAGATTGCGTCCTGGTGAAGTTAAAAAGTTAGTTAATGGTAAGTGGGTATCAAATAAAGATTAAATCTGCTATATAGTTTAGACTTCTGGTTTAAACCATGTTAGCATTTTTACTTCCACTAGCATCAAAAATTATTGGTGATGCAGTTTCTAAAGTTCCTGATAATGAGGAACTGGGTGAGAAACTTGTAGAGATTTGTCTTGTCATTCTTTCTAAAGCAGTTAAGTTAACCAAAACTGATATGGATGATCAACTTCTTGAAGTAGTTTCAAATGCTATTAAAGCAAGAGAAACTGAATAATATAAATATCATTATAAAAAGAATTATAAGGTAATAGAAACATGTCACTTTGGGGTAATAAAGATTTAGTATATGATGCTGGAACAATTGCGGTCAATTTGACTTCTAAAATTGCAACTGGTGCAGTTGGTGTTGTCACATTTACTACTTCTGGTATTAGTACTGGAGATGTTATAACTGTTGGTACTGGAGCAACCTATGGTTATGCAGTCGTAAGTGGATTTACATCTACAACAATTTCTATTGCAGATACTGCTAATTTTGTTTCTGGATTAACAACAGTTCCTGCAGGAACCACATATTTTGTATCACAAGAACCAATTTACACACTTGGTGATTCTACTTATGATGCACCAGAATCAAAGACAACTGGTTTCTCCACAAGTCCAGTATTCACTGGAGTATTTGGAATAGATGAAATTGAAGCAGGAATTGCTGCAACAACAGCATATGCTGTTGCTCATTCTGGTTGGGTTGGAATCACATCTTACATTGATATGCACGGAAACTTGAGAGTCAAATCTGAGGTATTAGTTGCTGGTGGAATCTTAACCACATCTGATGCTCCAGATGACGGTCCTTTCCCAGATAGTTGATAATGTAGTATGAGATTTGAAGAGTTGAATGAGAGTAATTATTTACTCTTTGCTATAAAATTCTATAATAATCCCCAGGCAGTCACGAAAGATGACTTTGAAGATGACTTAAAAAGAATTAAGTACATCAAGAGATTATTGAAAAGATATAAAAACACTGGGGAATTAAAAACTCATCTCATATTAAATCATCTAACAGTCTTGTTTAATGTTTTTGATGATGCTACAGTTCCTTTATTATTCTATAATCTTGAAGATGATCTTTGGGCATGTATAAAAAGTTTTTTTGTATTTTTAAATAGGATACCCGAATATCCTAAAACTATAATAAGTGAAATTGAAACAGATAATTATTGCTTAGAACAATTAAAAGAACTCTAATGAATATTGATAGGGTTATTTCTAAAATTAGAAACCTAAAAGAAACACCTACTAATAATATTAGTGGTGGAGATATTGGAACGTATGATAAGTTTCTATTTCCTCCTTCTGAAGATTTACTATCGCAAGATTATCAGACACCCGGAGAATCTGGTCAGGCAAAGTGGAGATTTTCTGATGTCTATCCAGTCCAAAAGTTATCATTATCAGATATAGATAATATGGTAGATGCTTCAAAGGAGTTTACTAACGTTATGGACGATAGAAGATTATCAAATATAATGAATATGGCCCGATCTATTAGAGAAGAAGCAATTGCTAATTCTGTTGGAGATGGTAGTGGTGTTGCAGGATTGACTGGAGAACCTCCTGTGAATTTGAAAAAGAAAAAGAGACCTACTATTATCGCCAGAGGTTTGATGCCTGGAGCAAGAAAACGATGGAGTGGTGGAGAAATCTAATGCTTTCTAACAACTCAAAAGTTGCTGTATTAGAATCAAAACTTGATATGTATGAGGAACTCTCAAGAGAGATGCTTTCCAAATTAGAATCTGCAGTAGAAAAAATATCTGAAGGGAATAATCGTATTGCTCAAATTCTGACGAAGCACGATGAAAGAATTGAGCAAAGTATGAAGACTGATGGTTTGATTATTAAGATGATTGACGAATTAAAAGATACGGAAGAAAAAAATAGTAGAATTCTACACGAAAGAATAGATAAAATACAGGTAGAGATAAAAGCATTTTCAAAGTTTAGATGGCAGGTAGGAGGAGTTCTAGTGGTCTCTGCACTGCTCATAGGTGCCGGTAGTAGAATTGCACCTTTGTTCTTGACTCAGACCCCACAGCAGGTTATAATAGATCCAGTAAGGTAGTGTCCATACATAATGGATTTAGTTGACTCCAAGTATATTGGACTGGTATCTTCTCGTCTCCAGAAGTTTAAGAGAGTTAAGGATAATCTCTACAACTTTCGTTGTCCTATTTGTGGTGACTCGCAGAAGAATAAGAATAAGACACGGGGATATATCTATCAAGTAAAGAATAATACTAACTTCAAGTGCCATAATTGTGGTGCAAGTATGTCTTTCAATAATTTACTAAAGGAGATTGATGTAAATCTTCATAAGCAATATACTCTTGAGAAGTTTAAGGAAGGTCATACTGGTAGAAACTTTGTTGTGGAAGCACCAAAGTTTGAATTTGTAAAACCAGTATTTAAGAAATCTATTGATCTTCCAAAGGCATCTACAAATTCTTTTGCTAGTGAATATCTAACAAAACGTAAGATAGATCCAGATAAGTTTTATTATGCTGATAAGTTCATGGAATGGACGAATACGCAAAAACAAACTTTCGACACCATCAAGAAGGATGAGAGTCGCATCGTGATACCAATGTATGATGAGAATAAAAATCTCATTGGATTTCAGGGAAGAGCACTGGGAAAATCATTCACTAAATATATCACTGTGATGTTGGATGAGGAAGCACCGAAGGTTTATGGACTTGAAAGTATCAATAAAAAATTATCTATCTATGTGGTCGAAGGACCCTTTGACAGCACTTTCATCACTAATAGTGTCGCTTTGTGTGGTAGTGATGGTGACTTGGGTTATCTTAAGGGAAGCAACATTATTTTTGTTTACGATAACGAACCCCGCAATAGAGAAATTGTTAGAAGGGTTGAAGGATGTATCGATAGAAATGAAAAAGTCGTCATCTGGCCAAATAACATAGTTGATAAAGATATCAATGACATGGTTCTTTCTGGACATGATGTCATGTCTGTGGTAGAATTGAATACCTATTCAGGACTAGAAGCAAAAATTAAATTTAACAATTGGAAAAAGATATGACCAACGGAACAAAGGTAACTAAAAGAAATGGAAATAGTGAACCTCTCGACTTAAATAAACTACATGTAATGGTAGAAGAGGCATGTAAAGATCTTGCTGGTGTATCTGCAAGTCAGGTTGAGATTCAATCTGGTATTCAGTTTTATGATGGTATTACAACAGATGAGATTCAGGAGATTCTAATTCGTTCTGCATCAGACTTAGTAAGTTTAGATAATCCTAACTATCAGTTTGTTGCCGCACGTCTTCTTTTGTTTGCCGTTCGTAAACAACTGTATGGTCGTATGCACGAAACACCAACAGTAAAAGAGCAAGTTGAGCAATGTGTTGCTAAAGAAGTTTATGATGCAGAAATACTTGATCTGTATTCTGATGAAGAGTTTGATAAACTTCAGTCCTTTATTGATCATGATCGGGACTACTTGTTTACTTATGCAGGTTTGCGTCAAGTCTGTGATAAGTATCTTGTGCAGGACAGGAGTAATGGTAAGGTATATGAGACTCCACAGTTCATGTATCTTCTGATTGCCGCAACCATATTCTCTAAATATCCAAAGGAAACGAGACTAGATTACGTTAGGAAATATTACGATGCAATCTCAAGACACAAAATCAACATTCCCACACCTATCATGGCAGGAGTGCGAACTCCACTTCGACAATTTGCTAGCTGTGTTCTTGTTGATGTTGATGACACCCTCGATAGCATCTTTAGTTCTGATATGGCTATCGGCAAATATGTTGCACAAAGGGCGGGAATCGGTATCA